CCAAGGCTCTGTCACCTTCGCGCCAAATAACATTAACTCACTATGATCCTCAACAATGGCCAGTAAGTCGTCGGGCTGTTTAGCAGCTAAAGCAAAATCTAGCGCGGAGACATTGTCGGTATCGCCAACGTTGGAGATAAACCATCGCTGGCCATCTGAGCTGAAAACAGCATAGGTGTCTAACATGTCTACCGTGTAGGCAGCATAAGGCATAGCGACCGGAGTAAATGTAGCGGTTACTGTGTTATAGAAATAAGCAGTTGATGTGCCATTAACAATAATAAGAGATACGCCGTCGTGGGTTATATCTATTCGACCTGTACCGGGCACAGAGCCTAAACTAGTCGCTACACCGTTAACGTCTGCACTATAAAGACTGTTACCTACGACCCAGTAAGAAATACCTTTGCATTCGTCGCATCCGCGCATTTCACCGGATGTGGGCGAGAACACTGCCGACCCCGGAGAACCAACCAGCGCAACAGGACCTCTGCCGCGAGGGGTTGCCATGACGTAACAATTTTGGCTTTCTTGGTTGTTGAGAGAAATACTTAAGCCTTTCTCGTTTGCGCCAATAAGATCAATATTCATCTATGTATGGCTCAATATATAAAGAGCCCTGCTCCATATCGGCGTCTTCAGCTTCTTCTAGGTAAACAATTGACTGTTCTCGAATGGTGCGCCGATCTTCGCCTGATACTTCGTATTTTGGGCATAAGCGATACGCTAAATTATAAACGATGGCGTCTAGCCATTCGGAGGGGAAGTGGGCGTCATCACTGAGATTGTCGAAATCTTCAAGGTATGATTTAAACGTAAACTTGAGGTTGTCGGCCGCATCAGGTGTGGGCCATACATACATAATTCCGTCGGGTATTTGACTATCATAATAAACAAACACGGGCTTACCCTCTGATTCTTTTGACGGTTGATTCATATACTCTTGCCGAGTCACTATCCGCACCGGCGTTTCAACACTGTCAAGCACTTTTCTAACGTTATAAATACGGGTTGGTCGGTTAATGGCTGATAACGTATAAGTGGCGGTTGATGCAATTAACGGCAGTGTGTGTTCTTGCTCCAGCCAAATCTTTAAGCCTTTAACACTCCACGCTTTTGTCATGCGGTTTAATGCGCGCTTGGCGTAATCTTCTTGCGATGAGGTTGGCGTGCCTTCGTCTTCTATGCCGCCAATCAATATTAAAGCGTCTTTTATAATCTCAATTGTCGTCATTGAGAAATCAACTGATCCTGAAGTTGCCATTTATAAATCGTCCGCTGTTACGTCGCCGTAGTTAAGAAAGGTTTCGTTTTCTGGTCGTGCATCTGGTACTGATCTCTCGGCCCGTGGCGGCCGCTGAAGATCAAGCGGTTGTCGCGTTTCGTAATACTCTCTGCGCACGATAAAGCCGTCCCAAGTTCGTACACATTCACTGCGTAACGACTTGCGACCGCTAATATCGCACTGCACAAAGTAATCGCCGGGTCTAAACATCAGATTGCGATATGTCAATCTTGACGGAGGTGCCAGAATTTAACGTTACTCGAATGCAAGTAACTGGGTCGATAGCTTTGGATGCCTGAGCGGTTGCCGCAGACATATCCGTAACATCTACCCAGTCGGTTACATTCGCAGCACCATTACCTATTGGTTCATTTGTATAAGCGACATCGTAATTGCCTGCACCTGCCGGTGTGGCTGTAAGCCCCATCTTTCCGCCCCGCCAATTCGTGGGGTAGTAGTACGGGGAGTTTGCTGATGTAACCGTGATTGATTTAGGTCTCATGATTACCCCGCATCACTCATAATAAAATAAACACCGATAGTGACGGTGCCGCCCGTTGCTGCGCTTGCTCCAACACCGGCATAAATGACGGTATCAGCTGTTAGCTCAGTGCCCAGCAATGCACCGGTATTAATTAAACCAGTTGCTCCATCGGCGTCGAGTTCGTTAGCAAAACCATCAGGATCACCTGACGTGCCTATATCAACTGTTGGGTTGGTTCCACCGGTTGCGCCACCGTCAATGTTTTGAGCAAATAACGGAATAGCACCCACAGGGAGTGTTTTACCCATCGATGCAGATGCAGCGGTTGGGTCGAAAGAAAATTGTATGACTTGTAGGCCTACTGCGGCTGTTGCAGCTTTGCTGCCTTTTTGTCGCCAGTAACCTTTAATTGTTGAACTTGCCATCGGTGAAGTCTCCTAGAAGTTGGTAAGTAGTTAAGCAAAAAAAGCCCTCCGAAGAGGGCCCAGACTCGAAAGTCTTAACCGCCGGGTGATCCAAAGATGCCGCGAGCGTCTGTATTACCATACGATTCACGGAACATGCATTTGAATTTGGCGTTGTAGGAATCAAAGTCATTTTCTGACTCAGGTGCACCTACTTTTTCACGCACTTGGCGCTTCATACCATCTGGACAGTTGGTTTTAATAAACCATGCGTCAGGGTCTGTTAGATAGTTGTTGGTGCAGATTTTAAGATTCTCTTCACGTAGCACGTTGGTGTCATTGTTTGCCGTGCCGCTCTCTTGAATAGATTTCAAGATACGCTTCACTTCAAACTGTAACGCAGTAGGAACGATAATCTTTTGACCCATAAGCGCAATTTTTAAACCGCGATCATCTGTCGTGTTAGATATATCGATCAACGCCTGCTCAATAGACGCGTGACTTAAATCTGCCGGTGTAGCTAATTCATTAGCAAAAGTACCACCTGAGATTTTAGCGTGCGCTGTTGAACAAAGCTCAACACCATCAGCGTATGTATACGAGTTATTAAACGCTCGGTTCAATACATTTGCTGCTACTGTTTCTTGCGTTTGACGCGCAGAAAAACCAAGATACCGAGCTTGTTTAAAGCCAAGATCATACTGTTTGTCCGCTAACATCTCGTAGGTGAAGATAATACCCATTGCGTAGGTTAAGTGCGTGTAACGCTGTGTGTAGCCCTGACGAATTGCATCATAAGCAACGCTCGCGCCCTGCGCTTTAACCGGCATTAAACCAGTACCCACTAACTGAACATCTTCTTCGTAGGCTTTGGTTGAGTTTTCTTCATCAAAAATATCAGTAAGCTGTAATGCATGCTCACCGTATCCCATACCCCAGAACTTATTAACGCCAACTTGGAGTGCCTTGGCGATGTTACCTGTGTTTACCGTAGACATATTCTATACTCCTGTTGTCGATTTGAGTTCATGCTCATTAATCAGAACAAGCCAGTTGGCGTTAGCGCCAATCGCATTGTCTTCAATCTGAGTAAGGCCCATGATGCGCAATTGAGCCGCGCCAGTTTTAACGTCGCTGGAATCCAGCTCCATTGCTGATGTGCCGGTTACTGTTGAGCCTGCTCCAACAGTTATGTCAGCGTTTAAACCAACAGCTGTTACAGCTATGGCGCCGCCCACACTATCTTCTTGAACTTCAAAGATAACGTCGGGAGCATCAACCACATACACATATCCCGCAGTAGATGCCGGACGATAGCTTAGTGATTCATCAGTGACAGGCTCAACGCCAATAACTACGCCGCGCAAGTTGCCACCAGCCGAAGCTTGAGCAACATCTGCAACGCCGTTTGCATCGGCAGAGCCTCCAGAAACCACCGCATCACCTACAAATATTGCTGTAGAGTCAGACGCTGGTACGTAATAGCGATTAAACGAACCGTTGTAAGGGGAACCATCAAGGTGCTTAACGGGGCGCAAACCGCGAGGTGCATCAATATTAGCCATTGCTAATACCTCCTAGTGAGTTAAGTTGTGTTTACAGCGGGTTTGTTGTTCGCAGAGATCTGCAAACCTTCGCCGTAAACTGTTTTTGAATCGGGTGATCTGCCGTTTTCATCCAGCAATAAACCCTGCTCTTTGTCTTTGAGCTGCGCCTCTTTCGCTGCTTGGTCTTCTTGATACCAATCTTGTTTGATCTCCATCAAAACAGCATTTGTTCCGCCGCCTACCGGCTTTTGCGCGACACTGCCAAGTTGTGATGCTTGGCCTGCGTTTTCTTCGCCCATTTGGGCATCTTCGTCTACTACCTTATACCCCGCATCCAAAAACATCTGGATACGACCAGGGTCATCATTTACGTAACGGCGAACAAAGCCTTCCTTCTGCTCTGCCGTTAATACATTTCGTCGTCCAATTGGTGAACGTTTGTTTTTTCGTGTTGGTCTATTCTCTGCACGGCTCATGCTATTTTCTCCAGCTGGCTTAAAAATTCTTCTTCAGACATGGACCCTTTTAATGAGTACCATACTGTTTTTTGCTCAGGCGTTAGATCTGATATCGCTTTACCTTTAGGTCTGGTTTCACGATTACCGCTAAGCACTGATGAAGGCCTGTCTTTGTTAGGGTTTTTAAACTTGGCCGCAAACACTTGCTTAACTTCTGCTTCAGCTAAATCAATAGCCTCGTCAAGATTTAAGCCTCGAGTGCGTACCATGTCCTCAGTTGCTGCCAGCATGTAGCGTGTCATTTTTGCGTCTTTCTCAAACCAGTCGTTGCGCGCTGCAAATGCTTTTACTGCTGGCGGCGCTTCGTTGGCTGCTGCAACATCGGAAGGTTTAGCGCCTGCATTATCCTCATCAACCTTGTCAATATTCGGCTCTTCTTGCTTTTCGATTTCTTCAATCGTTTCGCCGATCTTGTCATAAGCATCAGCATCACCATCTTCTACAGTTTGGCGCTGCTGCTCCTTTAGCTCTTGAATGGTTTTGTCTCGCGTGCTCTGCTCAACGTTTTTCATATGATCAACAACAAGATCAAGTCGATGATTTAACTTATCGATCTGCTTGTTTTTTTCGTTGATCTTGTCAAACAATGGCGCACGACGATTAAACTCATCGCAATCAACCCATGTATTGGCGTTGCCTCGATAATCATCTTTGGGCACCCAGCCAGATTGGCGAGCTAATTCTTCAGCCGACGGTTCGCTGGAGCCGCCCTCATCACTCTGCCCCTCTTTGTCAGTAGTATCACTGTCGGACGCATCGTTAGTTGACGCATCATTGTCAGTTGCATCACCTTCAGGCGTAATGCCTGCCTCATCTATTGCCTCGTTTATAGAATTATAAACATCACTTAGGCCTTCATTATCTTCGCTCATACTGTCACCACTGCGGTTATGTCTTCATCGTTCATTACTCGATGAGGAACGTTATCTATCTCAACTTCA